ACAATGCAAGAGTGGGAGAAGATATCTGGGGTAAATAGACAACGTCAGGGCACAATCGGAGCATATGAAGGCAAAGGAGCTTCACAGCAAGCTATTGTTCAGTCATCTCATATTACCGAAGACTTATTCCGCAAGTTCTCACGCTTTGAACAACGAGAGCTACAAGGGATGCTTGATTATTCTAAAGAAGCTTGGATATCTGGGAAGAAAGGCATGTATGTAATGCCTGATACCACTACCCAGTTTATTGACCTAGACTCCCTAGGACATATGGAGACAGAGTACGGAATCTTTGTATCTGATGCAGGTAGAGACCAAGAGAATATCAGACAAGCTAAGGAATTGTCACAGGCTATGATTCAGAACGGAATGCCGGCTTCTGCAGTCCTGGATCTCATGGACACGGAGAACTTCAGCGGCATTAAAGAGAAGCTTAGAAAAGCAGAAGCTGCACAAGCAGAACTTGAAGCTGCACAGCAACAAGCTCAACAGCAAATGCAACAACAGCAGATGCAAATGGAGCAAACTAAGATGCAGCAAGAAGCTCAAGAAAAAGATAGAGACCGACAGAAGGATATCGAGATTGCCCTCATCAATGCTGAAGCTAAAGACCAAACTAACCGTCTAGACATAGACTTGCAAAAACTAGTTCAGGACTACGACATCAAGCTGAAAGAGATTGACTTGAAGCGTGAGGCATTAGATAAAGAAGGGGATACTGAACCTAACGGTGAGTAATGAATAACGCTACTAGACGGCAGTTATTACAACGACATAGGCAGTCTGGATTCCCAGGCTCAATACTTGACGTATATAAAGCGTACGATCAAGGAATAGATCTTATTGGGCAGTTCGAGCAACAGAATAATATAGGGATTGCTAATACACCAGAGCAACAACAGCAAGGACTGAGACCTGCACACCAGGCTGGGGACATTAATCAAAGTATGGTATTCCCAGATGTCCCTCCCAATACAAACTTTAATACAATGGGGATGAAAGCCCCAATTAACATTCAGAAGTTTGACGAACAAGGACATCTAGTTAAGTCATACGAGAATGTGCCGCCTGGTGTACAAAGTCTCCCAACAGGACCACAACGCGGGACAGTAATTGAAACCCCAGCTAATATGCAAAGTGGGGGTACTTATTACCCAACAGCAGAATCAACATCTGTTTCAACCCCCGACCCAATGATGTTGCAAAGGCTTGCGGATTCGCAAGACGCAATAGATTTGAGAGAGCTAGAGAAGAGGCAAGCTTTTGAGGGGCCATTAGGCATGTACGAGGCTGACCCAGCAGGACTAACCAATGTAGACCCTGTATTTGAAATAGCTAGTACAATAGGACCAGGACTCGCTGCAAAGGCAGCTTCTAAGGTTTTAAGTCCAGTCGCTAAAGCAGCAGCATCGGCAATAAAACCAGCTGCTAGATCAACTGCAGGTCTTGCGGCCAAAATAGACGCAAGTGCTGCAGCTAAAAATATTACCGGACAAGGAGAACGAGTAGTTCAAGGTTTAGACGATCTTAGAATCCCAGCAACAGACGAAATTTCTTCATACCTAATTAATTCTCCTGCTGCTATCAGAGAAGGAGATGATTTAGTAAGGAGTCAATTTGCTTCAGGCACTCCTAACATGCAGCGCATTGAGGGCAATTTAAAAGAGCTTGGTAAAGACGAAGACTACATACAGAACTATATGAAGAATCTGGAGTATAACCGAGCAGATATTCCAGAAATACGATCCGCACCGCTTTTAGACCCCAGTGTATTTGGGGGATATCTACGAGGTACCCACCGAATAGAATACAACCCCTTGTCTGGAGCATACATGCACAACAATCCGGCCCGCAAACAACTAGCACTAGGCAAGACACCAATATTGGATGATCTTAAATCTACAGGATACCATGAGGGTTATCACTCCATTATGCAACAAAATCTTTTGGAGCCTTTTAGAGATAAAATTCAAAAGTCCCTAACAGAACCTATCCCATTAAAATACACGCTTTCACCTGAAAAGCAGTACTTAGCTACGCTTGATGAAACAAGCGCTATGACTGGGGAGCTGAGAAACTATTTCTCTACCCCGCGAGGAGGACTCCCTGCTATGGACTTATATAGCTCCAAAGGCATAGAAGATGCCTCTTCTCAAATCCTAAACAACCCAAGTCTTCAACGATCATTTACACAAGAACTGTACAAACGTGGAACACCTGGAAGAGACATCACTAAAATATTACAGGGAAATAAAAACCAACAAGCTACTGAAAGTATGTTTAATTTATTCAAATATGTGCCAGCTGCGGCAGGAGTGGGATATGGAGTATCTCAAGGAGCAGAATACCAAAGAGGTGGGTACTTAAATAAAATAGCAACTAGGATAAATAGAAGAGCAACAGCTAAAGGTGCTGAGCCTGTAGGATACAGAAGAGTACTTCCCTATGCTAATCCTAGATTTATGAACTCTGGTCCTGTGTATCTCCCAATGTATAGAGGAGAAAAGTTTGTTAGAGGATTGATGGGAGAACAACCAGTAAGACCCCCACAACCAGAATATGATGGTCCTAAAATTAAACGTGCAACAAGCATGACATTTGGGGCAGCACCTAGCAGGAAAATAGGCAAGAGGGTGAAGGGATGCGCACCTGGGACAGGGGGATATTGGTGCCAGTGATATATTATAAGGAGTATTGTAAAAAATAATTTTACATAAAACTATAGAATTAACTAAATAAATTTGTAAACATGCAACCAGACGACAAATTAAACATAGACTCTTTGACCCTAGACGATGTGCTGGGAGAAGGAGTTGACACAATCCAAGACGTCCAAGACGTTGAGGACATAGCCTCTCAAGAAGTTGAGGAGGTAGAAGAGATTGACAACGAAGTTGAAGTCGAAGAACCTGAGGTTGAAGAACAAGAAACCGAAGAAGAAATCGAAGAAGACGACGTTGAAGAAGTTGAAGAACCGAGAAGTGTAGCTTTTGAAGTAGCTAAGACCCTAGGCTTTGAGTTAGAGAATGACTACGAAGATTCCCTAGAAGGTATTACAAACTTTGTAAGAGACATTACGCAAAACGCTGCAGAAGAACAGATCGCAGGATTGTTTGAGCAGTTCCCGGAGGTTCAACAACATCTAGATTATGTACTAGCGGGAGGAGATTCCCGTGAGTTCTTTCAAAGGCAGGGCCAGCAAGTAGATTACAATTCTATTGAGATTGCTGAAGACAATGTAGGTATGCAGAGAGCAATACTTGCTCAGTTTTTGCAGAATAAAGGTCACGATGCAGAATTCATACAAGATACAATTGATACGTATGAAGATTCTGGGAGACTATTTAGTAATGCACAAAAAGCAAAGCAACACCTAGTTAAGTTCCAAGAAGAAGAGCAACAACAGCTTATGGAACAACAACAGCAATTGTATCAACAGCAACAAGAACAACAACAACAGTTCTGGAATGAAGTAGCTGACACAATAGAATCCGGTAATGAATTTGCAGGGGTCCGTATCCCAGATAGAGAAAAATCAAACTTTTTTGATTACATATCTAATCCTGTAGGACAGAACGGAGAGACACAACGTGATCTCGACTATCAAGAAGCAGGAACAGATATCAAGCTCGCTATAGATTATATGCTGTATAGTGGGTTTGACCTTAACGGTATAATTGAAAAGAAGGCTAAGACTCAAGCTGCTCGGAATTTGAGAGAACGAATCGTATCGAATGAAGAGCGGGTTAAGTCCGCCCGAAAACAACAACGCAGATCCACAAACGTCGACTTTGACCAACTGGATCTCGGTAGCATATTACAATAAACAACTAAAAACTAGAAAACTATGGCTTTAACTCAAGTACTGAAAACGTACTACAATGACCAGCAGATGACCGACACTAACTCGTTGGTTAATGCTTTGATGGAGAAACCAGAAGAGTTGTCTCCAATTATTACTCACCTCGCAGGCCGCGAGGAGAAGAAGTTCCCACTCTCATTCTTGACTGAGGGTGTTGGAAATACTAAATCTATTGACCGTTTCGAATACGAGTACCGCGTGAAGACTCACGAAGTAAACGTTCGTCCCGTCGTTACTAGTTTGAGCGGCAATCAAGGTGCAGGCGGGCAAATCTTTAAGGTGGTATTCCCTGATAAGTGGTTCATCTTCCCTTACACCCTTGTATCTCAATCAGGTGTATTGGCTCGTATCATGGCTGAGCCTGTACCAGCTCCAGGTGGTTATGAGTATTCTCTGAAGCTCGTATCTCCTGACCAAGCTAGCATGCCTTCAACTGACGTTGCAGCAGGTGCTTTGTTCGGTATGTTGTTTGCATCAGTAGGTGTTGACTTCTCTCGTGGAAATGCATCTAACTGGAGTGCACCAGGTCTCGTACGTAGCAAGATTGGTACTGTACGTAAGTCTTACCACTTCTCTGGTAACGCTAAAGACTATGTTGCTCAGTTCTCTCTCCCAACTAAGGAAGGTTCTACTACTAAGTTGTGGATGGATTACGAAGAGTACCGCCACATGCTCCGCTTTAAGGAAGAGTGTGAGATGTACTACTGGTATGGACAGAAGACCTACAATGATAAAGGCGTAAACGAAATGTTGGACGAAAACGGTCAACCAGTAATTGCTGGTCCTGGCTTGTTCGAGCAGATCATCAACAAGGACACTTACTCTACTTTGACTCAAAAGAAGCTTGAGGACGTTATTGGTGATTTGTTCTACGGCATGACTGACGCTACTGATAAGCAGGTTACTTTGTACACTGGTATTGGGGGTGCACGTGAGTTTGATAAGGCTCTCCGTAACTACTACGCTGGTGGTGGTATGAGCTCTTCTAGCATTGCAGCTGACTCTTCCTCTAACTCTTACCTCCGTACAACGGAATCTAAGTTCATCACGGGAACTGGTCGTAGCTTGGGTATTACAGGTTACTTCACTTCTTATGATCACGTTGATGGTCACAGAGTGAACGTAGTAAAAGTCCCATTGTTTGACCATGGCCCAGTTGCTCAAGCTTCTGCTAAGCACCCAGAATCTGGATTGCCATTGGAATCTTACAGAATGACCTTCGTTGACCAATCAT